ATAAACTCTTACCATGCTTTTTAAGAGTGACTTCCATCACTTCCTTCATAGCACCCGCTAATGATTTATCAGTGATGCCCGCTACGTTACCAAACGATTTAATTAATTCTTTGGCCTGCCTAAAGTTCATCCCTTTAAGGAGGGCAGTCTCCACACCATCACGACCCATCAACGAGAAAGCAGAAGTTATTAAACCTCCAACGGTTCCCATGCTCGTCGCGTAACCCATTGCCTTATCGCGAACTTCTTGATCGGACATGTCTGGGTAAGCTTCTCTAAGTTGAGAGTACATGTTACCGTAAGCACCAGACGTGATACGGTTTGAAGCTGTTGTATACAAAGCCGATTGGATACCTAACTTCTTAGCTATTGTGTTGTTATAGGCTTCAAGTGCTTTAATAGTAGCTTTACGGCCTCCCGTCTCTACGGCCTCTTTAATAAGACCCCGTGATACAGCCGTCTTAGCTACCCGCTCTAGAGCTTCTGTTCCGGTGGCTCTAAGAGCGTTAGAAGTTATACCTTTAATTAAACCGTTTAAAGTTAGTCTGGCTCCGGTCCTAGCGGTTAAATAAGCTGCTCCAGCGGCTCCTCCTGTTGCTACTCCTAAAAGGCCAGTTGCTACCACGTCTACTACTAACGGGGCTGCTCCTTCCATGATGTCTTGCTCGACCCCCCAATCAGCTCCAAACATTTCAGCAAGCTTACGCCGCTCCGCTTGATCTTCTGCAATGCCTACTAACCCTCTATGACCAAACTCTTCGTCACCTAACTTCGACACAGCTAAGTAGTAAAGGCTAGCAATGGAATCTACTACTCCAATTGCCACGCTCTCTCCTCTCGAAAAGACATCACTATAAGCATCGTTATCCGTTAAAAAGTCGGTTAAGATCTGTGAATCTTTTTTACCAGCCAGCCTACCAGCCAGAAGTTCTTCAGACCATTCATCTTTATAGTCAGAGTTACTAAGCGTCCTGTTATAGTCTTGGAAGTTTTGAGTTAAAGCGATATCCCTAGACTCTTTAATCACAGCTTTCTGTGATTCATTAAGGTCAGGGTGTTTTAACACACCTTCAAAAACATCGTTTTGGAGATACGCTTTAGGGTTAACTACAGGCCCAAGTCTCGTAATCTGGATGTTCTGTTGGAAATCCTCTTCGTCTTCTTGACGAAGTTTAAACACACCTTTTTGGAACCCCGTCTGGACGACGTTGTTCTCATAAGCATCACGAACATCGTGTGGGCTGTAGTTCGCCCCACTCTCATTAAGCTGCTCAGTGATATGCTCAATTATAGAGTCATGGTTCCTATGACTAGCGTGGAATACTCTTTTACGCCTCGCTCCTTTTTCTTCATCCTCGATCCCGACCCTGTTAAGAAGCCCTGAAAAAGCACGACCGATTGTCCCTGCTACAGCCTCCGCAGTCGATTGATTGCGCCGCCCCCTTTGCCTAGCGTGGCCAAGAAGGTGTTCGTTAACCATAGAGTCGCTCTTAGCAAGAGCCTCGATCCCCTTAGAGATCTCCATAAGCTGCTTATGCTTAAAGATAGGGATGTTAGAATAAGGGTGCGCTGTTGTCTGGTACTGAAGAGCAGGCACATCCATGAAGGATACCCCACCCATTCTTGAAGATCTGATCGCCCTAACTAATGGGGTAGAGATAGCTGAGTCCCCAACTATTAATCGTTTCCCGTCTTCGCTCTGGTCGTCCTTTACAAAAGCAAAAGAGAGGTCTCCTTCGTTTACTAGAACTTGTTTCGCTTCATCAATACGGCTACCTACAATAGCCTCCGCCTTCGTCCGCATTATCTCAACGTCAGCTTTGTATTCTTCAGTAGCGTCTGGTTGTTCAGATACAGTCGTAGCTCCTGCGATATAATCACGTAAAGTTTGACGCTCTGGTCCTTCCGGCAAAGCGGAGTAAACCATCTTTACGTTTTGATTGAAGGTAGGTTCTTCGGGAGTGAGTGTCTTCTCAAGAGTCTCCTCGTCCATACCGGAGATCGTAGACAACCCTTCACGTAAGCCCTTCTGGATCTCAACCTCCGCTTGAGTGTCGTAAGAGTCCCCCATCGTGTCGCGGACATAGTCGGCGTAACGTAGGTAGTTGTAAGGGGCATCACCAGATAAATCCTTTTCACCTGTCCATTCAGAGAACGGTTTAATTGTTTGCTTCGGGGTTTGCGTCTCAGGAAGACGATTTCTTTCGTATGGAGTAAGGTACAAGTCAGACATAGCTGAAGAGGTTTGGGATGTTAGTGGTGATGTTTTCTAGTGTTACACTAGTTTTATTTGGTGAATGAACTGGATATGGTTGATGGTAATGACGACCCGTCGGCAAGCTCTGGCATCTGGACAGATCTTTGTAAAGCACTCGCTCTTCTATAGACGGCCCTAAACATTTGTTCGTCAGGCATGGCGTCTGGGTCACGGTCAAAGGCGACTTTCTCAGCAGGTGAAAGAAGATCGTAATAGAGTTCTTCTAAGAGGTCTCTCTTTCTAAGGAACTCTTCTTTGGCTGTTTGATCTCCCTGCGCTGCTTCTTGCTTTGTAAGCATATATCCATCAAATAGATTCGTCTTCGACGTAGAAGACGTAGCTTTTGGAACAAGGCTAATCAAAGTAGACTTAATATCCTCAGCTCTCCTAGTGAGTGCTTTAACGTCTTCTTTGCGGCGGTCCTCTAACAACTCAAACTGCTTCACCCTAAGTTCTCTCTGGGTCTTATCCTCTAACGCAGTTGAGATCCCAATAGAAGCCTCATCACTCATGGAGAGAACCCCATCCTGTGCAGCAAGGTCTGCTATCTTTTCAGATGAAACACCCCTAAGAGCAGCGTCCTGAATAAGTTTATCGTTCCTTGTCTCCCTCTTATAATCAACATCAATGGAACGAGACGCCGATGTAAATAAGTTATTCATCGAAGGTGAATACTTCGCGAATGGCTGATACTGCATCTGTAATTTAAGGATGTCCTTCTGACGCTCAAAGACATCTTTTGTGGGGTCATCCGTGATAGTATTGATCTGGTCTATAACGTCAGGAATCCGCTCCATCGCTTCGTTCTCACGACGGGCTGCTTTTCTAGCCTGATTTAACTCAAAGTTTTGTCGTTTAAATGCGAGTTCGTCGTTCTGCATCTTGAGGATGTTACTCTGCATCTGCATTGTCTGCTTCTGCATAGGTAAGATAACCTCTTGATGGTGTTTCATCGCACGATCAAACGCACGACTCCCCATCTGCATAGGGAAGAACTGCTGCCGGAGTGGGGCGATGTCTTGATTATAATTTAAATCCATCCGCTTATTTGTTTACTGCTCCGTTTACTCCCCGCTCGCTCTCACGCTTTTGCTCTTCTTGACGACGTTTAAACTCACGTTCTTGTTGCTCCATCAATCGTCGCTGGGCTTCGGTTTGCGCGGCTACTGCGGCGTCCTCAGCATAACTCTGGTCTCTAGTAGCGTCTGAAGTGATTGAGGGTTCACTAAAGCGGGCTGTTTCCGCTGCCATAGCGGTCTGTTCCGCTGCTCTCCCATAACCTTGACGGCGGAGTCTTCGGGCGGCGCGGCGTCCTTTCCCACTTGCAGGACCAATAGGCTCAGATTTTTTACGTAAGGGGCTAGCACTACCTATCTCATAGCTAGGGTCTTGCATCGCAGCGAGTGCGCCAAGGCCAGTCCTCGCCGCCATCACATTCTCAGTAGCCTCTCCTGAAGAAGTTGCTCTCGGAGAGCTAGTGAAGTTCTGTTCTCTAATCCTATTCTTCTCTAGGAAAGAGGAGAACTTGTCAGCAGATACTCCTGCTGCCGACGCACGGTCGCGTGCTTCTCTAAGAAGGTCTGAAGTTAAAGCACCCCGTCTCGAAAGGTTTCTAAGACCTTTAGCAATGCCTCTCTGGATCGGTGCGTTCTCATGGTCTTTGTAAGCTTTATCAATTGCGGCGTCCACATCCATGCCCCGCACACCCACTGAGACTTTCCCATATAGGTCAGTATCCATACTACTGGATTTTAAAGGCTTAGTTTTTCCTTTCTCTATAGTCGGGATACTACTAGCTGGGCTTAAAGACTTTAGGTAATCCGCTGCCGAACTCATAGCGGTTGCTTGTTTCTCAGGAATTGCGGCAGCGGGTGGTTGTGTAGCATCTTTCTGCTCAAACATACCAATAGCCTGACTTCCAGTGAACCCTTCAGGCGGGGTAGGCGCACCTGCATCTGGTGGCGTGGTGAGTGTGGAGTATACGTAGGGAGTATATGGTTCGCCATCAGAACCGTAAGAAAGTGAATCCCTCTGTTCAGTCCTTTTTTTAGAGGTATCTGTGATTTGAGATACTTTTCGATTTAAAGTATCTTTATCTAAACGAGCTTTTTTTTGTTCGCTAGTTTCAGGCGCGTTAACAGTCGAGGATACTTCTTTGGATGTCTCAGACTTTATTGCGTCCAACTTCTCTTTCTCTTTCCCAAGAATTTTTTGTTTAGCGCGAACAGCTTCGTTTTTCTTTTTAAGCTCCTCGTCGATCTCAGCCTGTGATCTAGGTTTATCTTTTCCAGATATCGGTGATTTACCCCTTACCACATTAAGAGCGACGGATACTGGGTCAGTTGATGGGATTGGTGAGTCGAATATAGGCATGATTACCAAAGGTGTTTGCAAGCCCAGTGGCGTGCAGTTGTTTTGTCTTTTGCAGTTTTGCAGTTATGTCTGGCTCTAAAGTTAGCCCGACGCTTAGGGTTCTTGTGCTTCGTGAAATCACTGTAATCGCGGTGACCGTATGAGACTTTCTTGATCTTGTCTCCTTCTTTGCCTAACACGACGAATTTCTTCTTTGACCCTTTCGGCGCACGCTTTGGCTTATTAAAACCCGCGTAAGTCTCGCCGTGGTATTGGATACGGCCAGACGGGAGCCTCTTGAAACGCTTATTCGCCACAGGCAGAAGATACAGTTTTTATTGAAAACTGTCAATCTTCGGGATACGGGCTACCCCTCCCAAAAAACTTTTTTCTAGCTCTTTAGTACTTAAATATTATATTTAAATACTAAAGAGATATAGAAAAGTTTTTGAAGTGGGGTTTAGGTAAACGTTTAAACGTAAACTTTAACAGCCAAACTTACGAAAGTAACTGAGTGTCAGGGTTTTGCAACGAATCCCGAAGCGTTTTTATCGAAACCTGTTTCCTGAACCCTTTACCATCTTCGTCTTTCGGTGGATCAACAGCCACCATTCCGAGTCTTTGGCGAGCGCAATCGAGAGCCAAAAACGCGGCATCAGCCAAGTCGGGACTACGGCCGAAGCGTGATTTGAACTCTAATTTTGATTCGATCTTCACTTTAAGGGAACCAGTTTTCACCATATCGTAGTTTCTGGCGCACATCTCTTTGGCTAAATCCGACGAGATTCCGTAGATCTGGCGCGTCCGCATTAGCTCTTTTCCGACGAACCAGAGTTCTGACACTCTATTAGTGTAGAGTTCTTCGCCTGTGAGCTGGCTGTTCATGCTGACTCTCTTGTCGGAAGCTTTTCCGCCAAAGGTAACGCGCATGAACGAACTCTCCCACTCGCCAGCCAGAACGTCGCAGAAGGGCGCACCTGCTCCGGTCGAGTCGAGAGCCACATTGTTAGCAGAGATATTCCTACGTTTGCAGTGATCGATAATTTGGTGGACAATCTGGTAGGTGCGGGGAACCGCTTTATTTGTGGCATCATCATTGAGGTGTATAGCTTCTCCTAACTTGCAGACGTATTGGCCATTGCGGGCGTAGCCTACTTCAGCGGTATACATAATAGTCCTGTCACCACCGTTAGTGAAAGCCGGATCGATTCCGGCAACGACGGTTGGTTTGTCTGCCCAATCGACATCACCCATTGAACCACTCTTGGCCATCTCAGCTTCGGAGTAGATTCCGGTTGTTTCGTCGCTGTCGAAGAAGATGGCGCGGACCATTCGCATGTAGCCTCTGGATTCCGGTCCTAATAACAGTCTGTCTTCCTCTAGCTTTTCGGCGGTCGGTAGCCAAGGATACTTAACCTCACCTAACACAATGTTAGGGCTTCGTTCGCCGTCGAGCCTGATATACTTACCGCCCCACTTCGTTGTCCACTCATCAGCGGTCTGTGTGTCGATGGCTTCCCAGCCCTTCTTTGGCTCTGACCAGACGCCGAAAGCGTCGAAGCGGCTGTTCGGGTTAGACATACCGATCATCTGGAAGAAGGGGTTCTTCGACAAGTTGGTCAGACCAGCCTGCAATATACTTTCAGAAAGTTCTGAAAGTTCATCACCGATCATAATTACCCGCTTCTGCTTGATTCCAATAAACTTTCCGATTGCCTCTCGTGTCTTCGATTTCTCCGCAGCGATAAGTGATAATCCGGCCCGTTCGATAAGAGTGCCGTTCTCATCGACGTAGGCCGCGTTACCAATCGAATCCCGAATCTTGATTGGCGCACCATCGATCACCGATAGCAAAGACATGACTGAACCCCAAATCCTTTTTCGTGCTTCCCGTAACGTGGTAGAGGTCATCAGGACTAGTGTGTCTCGTGGCTGGCAGAGCCATTGGACGATCCCCCACGCGGCCATAGTGTGAGATTTACCGCTACTGGCGGAACCACCAATCGCTAGATACTTATCCTTTAGAGCAGCCCGAATCATCTTTTCTGCCCAAGGATGTCGGACCATCATAGGTTCCGGTAGCTCTTCTCTATTCCAGAGTTCGTCACAGATTCTCCAGAAGTAGAACTCCTTAGCTTTATTATTAGGGTGGTGGGCGAACCCATATAATAGAGCGGTCAGTGTGCTAGTAGGCTGGATCATGAGTCCCCCTACGTCCATCTGCTTAGATTGCGGGTCGATGCGCGGCTCTAGAACACGCTTGCGCTTTTCTGCTTCGGAAGGCATAATTTAATGGATGTCTGAAAATCCTATACGGGAGTGCGAGGCTGAAGCCTTGCGCCTTAACAAAGAAGGTTACAGTAATGCGGCTATAGGTCAACACATTGGAGTCCACCGCAATACAATACGTAAGTGGTTAAAGAAGCATGGAGTCGCCGCTAAGATAAATGGGGACATAGTAGGCGGCAGAGTCCTTGATAACTTGATACACAACACAAAAGTCAAAGACGAACACCATAAACCGGATTCCGACAAAGACCAACTTAAAGAAGACGTTGAAGAACACTTCAACGATACTGTAAGTTCAGCTATTGTAGAAGAAAGGTTTCGTGCGTCTAAGGAAGAGGACGTTACTCTCAACGAGATAGCTGAAGCGCAGAACTCTCCGGCTGATAAATACCAGCACTACATCGCCGCAGCCGGAATTAAACTTCTACGAGATTCGATGAAGACGCTGCGTGGTCCAAAGACGATTCGCGAGATGTCAGAACTCGACCAGCTCATTAGGCGTAACTTAGGACTCAACGCTAAGACTGGTGGTGGTAGTAGCAAGATGCAGATTGACATCTCTATCCTGAACAACTCTAAAGCAGACAAAGGGGGCGGCGCAATCAGGCAGAAAAAAACGATTGACGCGGAGACCGGAAAAGAGATTTAATACCCTTACAATGTTCCAAGATCGTGAACCAGAGGTAGGACCAAAGTTTATTACCCGAATAGATGACGGAGCGGATTTCCGTTTTCCGGTAGATACCGCTGACGGCCTTTGGTATCGCGTGAAGCCATCAACGGCCCGTGAAGTATTCTACTTGCAGTCTCTGCCGAAAGGGATCAGGGTCTTAGTTCCAGCAGAGGGTGACGGCCTTCTAATCAGAGGAGATTCAATACCAGCAAAATGAAACCCGAAACCCTATTCCGTTTACACGAAGAGACGTGTGCTAAAACGCTCGACATCATGCGGGCAAAGAACAGCGACTACTGCGGTGGTGCTGGAACCGTAGATGCTCTTGCGAACTTCAAATCAGCGAAGTCATTGGGCCTTCATCCGGTTACAGGATTGCTGTTAAGGATGCAGGATAAACTGATGCGTATTAAATCATTCGTGAACGACGGCCAGTTACAGGTAGCTGGCGAGTCAGTTGATGATGCGTGTGAGGATCTTGTGAACTATTCGATTCTCGCGAAAGCCTTACTTAGTGAGGAGCGTGAAGAGAACTGCGCGACTTGCTGCAATCCATTAGCTGACGCTGGAGGGTGTGACAATTTGTATTGTCCTGAAAAATGATCGTCGGAATCGACAACGGATTAGATGGCGGACTTTGTGCAATATCTAAATTTGATGGTAGCCTCATTGATAAGATTAGGATGCCGACTCTTCAGATGTCGAAGAAGAAAGAAATCGACATCCGTAAAGTTCATCAATGGTTGATGGATCTAAACACGCCCTTTATCTTTGCGGTAGAAGAACCGTTAGCCCACGCGAAGAGCAGCCAAGCTGTGCGATCAATGGCGATCTCGTTTGGTAAGTTAGTCGGGATGGCTGAGTCCCATGACTACGAAAACATAATGCGTGTGTCCGTCCACAAGTGGCAGAAAGTTATGTTGGGCAAAGTCCCTAAAGGTAGGACTAAAGAAGTTGCCTTGGAACTAGCAAACCAGTTAGAGCCATCGGAGAACTGGCTAGCTAATAAACGCTGCCGGACGCCGCATGATGGTATGATCGACGCCTACCTCATCGCCCGATATATTTGGGGTGGGAGAAAAAGTTGAACTTTTTCTGGACATAGTAAGTCGTCTCAATTATTTGTCTGTGCATAGACAATAAATGAAGACACTATATCCAAAACAGCAAGAGGCGTTCGACTTCTTTTGGGCGAAGCATAAATTAGGTTTGAACTCACTCGACACTAGCCATGTCGGGACTGGTAAAACAGTAGTGGCAGCTCATCTGGCTAAGGTTTTAAAGAGACCCGTTGCAGTCCTCTGCCCTAAATCAGTTATCCCGTCATGGGAGCGCGAGCTTAAAGAGACTGGAATCGAGCCACTGTTCGTCCTCAACTACGAGAAGATCCGAACTGGTAAAACAGAGTGGATGTCGAAGAGGGGCAAGAAGATCATGACGTGGAACTTGCCTGAAGACACGCTAGTGCTGGTCGATGAGGTTCATAAATGCAAAGGGCCGTATACGCAGAACGCGCAGCTTCTCGTGTCTCTCGTTACACAAGGCTATTCAATTCATGCGATGTCCGCTACTGCTGCGGAAGACCCTACTGAGATGAGGCCAATCGGTTACGCATTAGGGCTACATAATCTTAACAAAGCATCAGACGGTCTCAAGAGTTGGTTCAGTTGGATGATGCAGTTTGGATGTACCCAGAACCAATGGAACGCATGGGAGCTTCGCCGTAAAACGAAACTCAGTGACCTCAACAAAGTCATGTATGGGAAAAATGTTAAGCGTCTAACAGTGGATGACTTTCCTGACTCGTTCAAAGAGAACCGAGTATTTATTGAGCCTATAGCCTTTGGTTCCGCTGCTAAGATCGCGAAGGCTTATAAGGATCTCGGCATCACTCCAGAGATCATCACTAGTCTTCTAGAGAACGGAACTGTAGAAGATAGCGACTGGGTTCTTGTTAACCTCCTACGCGCTCGTCAGCTAGCTGAGTCACTCAAGGCTAAGGACATGGCGGACATGGCTAAGGACTACGTCGAGCAAGGCCATAGCGTTGTGTTGTTTGTTAATTTTACAGATACCGTAGATACCCTCTGTGAGTTACTAGAATGTATGTGCATTAAAGGAGGTCAGAAAGTTGAGGACAGACAGGACATCATCGATGCTTTCCAAAGAGATGAAGAACACGTTCTAGTAATCAACACTGCTGCTGGCGGGACCGGAATATCGTTACACGACATCAACGGTAACCGCCAACGGATCTCGTTGATTTCACCGACCTTTAACGTCAAGGATCACTTGCAGGCGTTAGGACGCATCCACCGCAACGGAGCAAAAAGTGATGCCATTCAGAAGATTCTAGTTGCCAGCGACTCGATAGAAGAACACGTTATGCGCGTTGTTGATCAGAAGTCAGATAATTTAAATACTCTACACCAATGAAAACAAAAATAAAAGGGATGACCCCTTACAAAAAACAGATAATAGACAAAGTAACGGAACTAGTATGTTCAGAGTTCGCCATAGATCGTGACGAGATTTTTACTAAGAGTAGGGCTTATTCTTATTGTATTCCTCGTATGGTTGCTGTAGGTATTTTGAGAAATAAGTTTAAGTTCACCTATAGCTCGCTGTCATCTTACTACGGATATACCCACGGTAGTTCGATAGCTTACGCATCTAAGTCGCTCGATCAGAGAATTAAAGAAGACCCTGAAATCGCTTCAGCCGTCGAGTCAGTACTTAAACAACTAAATCATAAGTCATGAGACCAAAAATTTTAAGAAATTCTCCGTTTGCGGGCATGGGCAGAGGTCGTCAGATTTTAATCCAGTATCATGATTCTACATTTAAATCAAAACACTCGAAAGGTAAACAACCTAAGAAAAATAAAAGGAGAAAATAGATATGGACGCTAAAATTAAAGACGACCCAAAGTTTATGCAGGAGTGCCTCGTCATCGACGCGACACGCTTGATAAAGAAATATGCAAAGGAGTATGACGTCCCAGAGAAGTGGGTCATGTCACGTTATAACGACGGACCCGAAGGCCGGACCCTGCACACGAGACAGGTATCCTCACACGCCCGCCATAGGGTGATAACTGAGCTAGCAGATATGGGTTATCCCAGAGGGCTAATTGGCAGATCCTTTAACATCGGCGGAGACGCGGTTAACAGTATTATTAGTAAATTCAGAAAGAAAAACAAATGAAAGAAAAACAAATGGAAGAAGAATGGATTGGAACATCTGAGCTAGCTGAACGGTGGAATACCTCAGCTACGACGATCAAAAGGCACACGTATAACGGCCACCTACCGCATATTAAATTCGGATCAACGACCAGATACGACTGGAAACTCCTATCGGAAATGGTAAAGAGAAACTACCCGATAAATGAACTCCAACACTAAATACCTGTCAGACGCAGAGAAGATTAGACTCAAGTTACTTGAGGACGAGATCTACATGCTAAACCACAAAGTTGAGCGCACACTCAAGAAACGCGACTACCTCCAGCGTGAGGTTAAGCATATAAAAGAATCGACCACTAAAACTGAAGTATAATGAAACACGTTAATACATTAAGAAAATACGCAGGTCACACTAGGTCATCTAATGACCGTGTTACATCCTCTGAAGCTAAACACCTCTATACAGGTAAGTATGCTAAAGGAAACCAAACAAACAAAAAGAAACGTAGAAAGTAAATTATGGAAACACAAGATCTATTACCTATACCTAAACATGCGAAGAACATGACCATGCGCGATTATTATGCAGGCCAAGCTTTAGCTGGAGCGGCGGAAGCTGCTATGAGGAGGGGGTTGTCTACTCTCCATACTAATGTCTTTAGATTAACAGAAATATCTTGGCTTTTAGCTGACGAGATGATTAGACAAAGAGATAAAGAGACAAATGAGTAACCAACCAGACCACCAAAGCAGAGGCCACGCGGAGTTTTCACCATCTAGCCTGAAGTATGTAGCCGCTTGTGCTGCTTATCAAGGCCGTGATGGCACATCCGCCGCCGCTGAAATGGGGACCAGAATCCACGAGGCTCTTGAAGTCTTTGACCCTTCTGCTCTCCACACTGAACAGGAGCATGAGATCTACGAGCATATCGTTAAGATGGAGCAGGACTTCATGGCTAACTTCGGCGACGTCGCTGAGGAGCTAAACGAGATCCAAGTTGAGGTTGCCCTAGACGGCACTGAGACATGGGGAACCTGCGACCGATTCTTGATTCTCAAAGGCGGTGACCGAGCCGTCATGGCTGACTACAAAACCGGAATCAGTATCATCGATCCGCCAGAGAAGAACTGGCAGGCCAAAGCTTATACGACTGGAGCCTTCCAGAAGTACCCAGACATTCAGGAGATCGTCTTCGCGTTCTACGTGCCGCAACATAATGCGACCCTTCATCACACGTTTACGCGAGACGATCTCCCTACTCTGGTCGAAGACCTTAGCCGTGTTATTAAAGCGGGTGAGTCCACTAGACCTAAGTGGGAGTCTGGCACACCAGAACTAGAAGAATGCACCCCGACTCAGTATTGCCGTTTCTGTAAACACGAAGATACTTGTCCTGCGTTAGGCGGACTCGTTATCAGCGTAGCTAAGAAACTAGATACCACGTTGCCGGACATTGATCCGACTGACGTAGACAATCCGGCTAGGCTCTCTGAGCTATTCAACATCGCAAGGATTGTAGAGAACTGGTCAGCGTCTATTAAGGCAAAGACTCTCGCCAAGTTAAAAGACGGTGATAAGCTCGACGGCCTAAAACTGCGGTCAATGGGTCGGACACGAAAGTGCGCTGACAACGAAATGCTCGTAAAGATTGCAAAAGAACACGGCCTAGAATTAAGTGAGATAATTAGTGAACTAAATTTCCCACTTACTAAGATCTCGAAATTAGTATCTGCGAACGCAGAAAAATCAGAAAAACGAGAAAAGCAACAGAATTTCCTTGCCGCCTGTGATGACGCAGGTATCGTCCAAACCTCTGAGGAGCGATTCAGTGTCGCGAATCAGTAAACCAAATAAAATAAGAATATGGCTACTAAAGAAGCTACACAAGTGAAGGAAGTCGAGACCCAGCTCTCGACTAATGTAAATATCGGAATCGAAATCGATCACAGTGACATCGAGATACCTCGTATCAACGTGTCACAGAAGATGTCTCAAGGCGACGCCCCAGTTGGAGCAATCGTCTTTGACCGTCAGCATGTGATCGCTGGACCTAACGAAGCAGTAGCTGCAATTGCAGTTGTTGCTCAAAAAGGCTGGAGGGAGAATATCCCGTTCGACGAAGATGAAGTCCCACGTATTGCGTGGTCCAAAGAAGAGTCAGAAGCTATTTCTGACGACTCAGAATGGGAGATGACTGAGTTTGCTGAGATTACGTTACTACTCCGCCAGCCGGAAGGTAACGACGACGAGTCAGCATTCTCACTCGTTATCGGAGGAAACCGATACGCTTTGGGTAAGATTAACGTGGGGAAGAACGCTTACCGTTCTACTTACAAACGTCTTGCTACCAACGCTGCTTTCCAGCCGAATATCCCTATCTGTGCTAAGGTATGGAACTTCGTTTCCGAAGAGTTGTCGAAGGGTAAGTACACTTGGTTTAATCCAAGTCTCACCGTCACTTCGGAAGAAACAGACGAAGATGTTCTTGAGTTCATCAAAAACTTTGGGGGTTAATTATGACTGAAGAGGAAAAAGAAAAGAAAGTCCGTGAGCTTCTCCTTGAGGAGATTGAAATGCTCGAAGGGATGATAAAAGAAGTAAGTGACCAAAAGTCACAGATCGAATCCAACTTACGTAAATTGCAGGTAGTGCGTGAAGCACTAATCCACGTTGCGGGAGAGCAGAAAGAATTAGATCTAGATTCCTAATACTAGTAGTTAGAAAGCAAGCTCGTCGCAGAGTTTTTTAGTCTTCTCTTTGCGACGGGCTTTTTTCTGCTCACAAATAAACTTATATGATTACATACGCATTAGACTTTGAAACCTACTACGATAAGCACTGCTCTATTCGCAAGCTTGGGCCTTTAGGTTACTTTTCTCACTACGACTTCGACGCCTATATGGTAAGCGTAGTCGGTGATGACGGATATGAATGGGTCGGCCACCCTGAAGATTTTGACTGGTCCTTGTTAGAAGGACAGATTGTTCTTAGCCACAACGCTAGCTTTGATGAAACCCTTTACCTTTACGGTGTAACACAGAAGTGGTGGCCGAAGGTAGAGCCAGCCGAATGGCACTGCACCGCAGACATGGCTGCTGCGTGTGGCTTACCTAGATCCCTTAAAGGGGCTACGGCCCAAGCTTTCGGTATTGAGGTTGAGAAATCGACCCGTGACAATATGTCAGGTAAGACGTGGACGGGGATGACTGAGGAGTTCCGAAAAGAAGTCCTTGAGTACGCACTAAAAGACTCAGAGCTGTGTCTTAAACTCTGGCAGGAGTACTCTCCAAAGTGGCCAGACTTTGAGCGGAGCATAAGTAACATGAACCGACGTGTAGTTCAGCGCGGTATCCCTATCGACCTAGAAGCTCTTAAAGAAGCACGAGAGACAATTAACGAACGCTTGTTCCAAGCGGAGAAATCAATTCCTTGGGCGGGTGAGAAACCTCTTTTGAGTCGGAAAGCATTCGACGAGGAGTGCCATAAGATCGGCATCGAACCACCTGCGTCTCTTGCTAAGACAGATAAAGACGCTCAAGCGTGGATTGAAAAACATGGGAGGTCTTACGCATGGATAGAGTCAGTTTCTAACTGGAGGAGGATCAACTCAATTAAAAAGAAGCTCGATAGCTTTGACTACGCTACTATGCCAGACGACCGATACTACGGCGGTCTCATGTATTTTGGTGGGCATACCGGACGGTTCAGCGGTAGTGGTGGGAATCTGAATCTACAGAACTTACCCCGTGACGAGATGTTCGGGGTGAATATGAGGAAGCTCATTACCGCACCTAAAGGTAAGAAATTAGTCGTGGTTGACCTATCGCAGATCGAAGTCCGAACCCTTTGTTGGTTAGCTAAGGATAGAGACACTATGGACGCTATCGCAAAATCTGATGACATTTACGAAGCGTTCGCTATCCAGTTCGGGTTGTGGTCATCTGATAAAGGTGTCTTGAAAAAAGAAGACGCAAAATTACGCCACAAAGTTAAGGCGTTAGTCTTAGGCTGCGGATACGGTGCGGGATATAAAAAGTTCGCGCAGATGTATAACATGCCAAAGAAAGAGGCTAAAGAAGCTGTCACCCTATACCGTGAGAAAATTTATAAAGTTCCTAAGCTATGGGAGAACTACGACTCTAAACTAATCGGCCTCGGCCTCATGTCAGATGGGGTAGACTTGAAAAACAACGAAGACATTAAGTTGAAGCTTGAGTTGCCGTCAGGCCGTACCCTCAACTACGGCTTTGTTTTACAACAACAGGACAAAGATACAGGTAGATCTAGGCATCAAGTAACAGTAAACAGAAACGGCAAAAAAAGGCATGTCACCCTATGGGGCGGTATTCTAGCAGAAAATGCTTCACAAGCTTTGGCTCGTGATATATTCAGTTTTATGATGCTTCAGATTGAGGAGGCTGGCATCAACATAATCTTCCACGTCCACGATGAAGTCGTCTGCGAGTGTGACGAAGAAGTAGCAGACGAAACCCTAAACCAAATTGTTAAAATCATGTCTACCCCACCAGAATGGATACCCGATATTCCATTAGATGCAGAAGGAGAAATCTTAAATAAATATACAAAATAATGACCTATCGAACATTAAAAAACCTGAGAGACTCAAAGACTTCAAAAATAGAAGACTTGAGCCAAGTGAAATCGAAGAAACCTGCTTTTAAGAAGAAGGCACTATACCGAGACTGGTGTAGTAACATAAACACAAAGCACGTCTTTTATTCGTGTGTAGAGGGTCGGACTCCTTCTAAAAGAGTAACGTCTGATAACCCCGTCCACATAGTCTACGGCATAGTTGCGGACTACGACGCCCCTGTTAAATGGGATACCTTCCAAGCGAATCTAGGCACAGCCTGTAACAGCAGCCCGTTACCAACGTGGTCGTCAAGGACTCAGAGTGATTACCTTAGACTTGTATGGGAGTTTGAGAACCCAATTCCGGTTGACCCGTCGATGTATGAATCCTTCGTCATGGCAATCGATAAACTTATTAAAGCGTCAAGTTTGTTTGCTGGTTTTGATAAGTCGTCTTTCCGCCCGAACCAATACTTTGAACTAGGAGTAGATTGGCAGCAGCATGGCAATAAACTCCCAGACTCAATCGTGTTTGCAGCAATAGCGAAAGCAGCAGAGTCGAAACCACCAGAGTCTGCCGAGACGTGTATTCCAATCGATGTAGTTTCAAAAGAAGTTGAATCCCGATTCCCGAATCGGTGGTTCGGTGATTTTGAAGTCGGAGCCAGAGGTCCGTTGTTCTGGATCGATGACGGCATTGATCGCGAAGGTTGTCAGGTCGTAGAGGATGGAGTGGTCTGCTACAGTGACAGAGCGGGTAAAGGGTTCATGAGCTGGTCGGACATCTTTGGTGGGGCTTTTGTAAAGGATTACGAAACTCAAAAGTTAGCGACGCTACTGGACGAGTACTGGTTTAACGGTAAAACTTTCTTCAAGCTCTTATACGGAAACGCTGTCTCGATACCGAAAGATCAGCTTTTATTAGAGCTACGTCAGGCAGGCTTTTCTGTCAGAGTTAGGCGTGGCCAGAGTATCAGTGAGGTAGAAAACGCTGTGTTGGTAATCAGTAACAACAACCGTATCGATGAGATCGCACCAGTCGTGTTCTCAAGTGATCGTGTTGTTTCCTACAACGGTAGCCGGATTCTCAACTGCTCGACTCTGTGTCCGGTGGACGCAGCAGCAGATGGTGACCCATCCAATTGGCCCTTCCTTCATAATTGGTTTAATCAACTTTTCGTAAACAACAGCAAGCATGATTCTATAGATTACTTCTACGCATGGATGAAGAGGTTTTACTACGCTGTTGTAGAAAGAAAACCCTTACAGGGGCAAGCTTTGCTGCTGGTCGGACCAACAGGTCGCGGCAAGTCGTTGTTGAGTAACAAAGTTATCAGCGGACTCGTGGGGGGTTTTGCTGATGCGAGTGACTACTTAGGGGGTCACACGAAATTCAACAAGGACTTAGGTCGTGTCGCATCGTGGGTGATTGACGATACGACCTCAGCAGCTAGCTTTCAAGACCAAAGACGTGCGACTGAACTACTCAAGCGTGCGGTGGCTAATCCGAGAGTCGAGTATCAGGCAAAGTATGCTGACGCTTTATCAGTGCCTTGGACAGGACGTGTTGTGTTGTCATTGAACATGGACGCCAACTCGTTATCGGTGATCCCATCACTTGACTCAAGTAACCGAGATAAGCTTATGGCGTTGTTAATCTCAGAAACTTCAACGACATCATTCCCACCAAACTACCAACTTGAAGCGACTATTGAAGATGAGTTACCCCACTTCGCTAAGTTCTTGTTGGATTACAAACCCCACCCTGAAGTTGAAGACGTGGGTCGTTTTGGTGTTCAGAGTTACATCGAACCTCTGATCGCTGACGCGGCTTATGACAACAGTTACCGAAGCACCGTAGCTGAACTAGTCGAGTTCTTCTGTAAGCGGTGTCGGAATAGCGCACCGGATCTTGGTAAGTGGTCGGGAACTCTTACTGAATTCCAAGTTGCGATACACGCCTTTAACGACGGTCGGAATGTCGGTATGTCTAATAACCTAGAGTTTATCAGACGAGGTATGTCAGTTCTTGAAGAAGCTGGATCAGTAAACAGTAACATCAGGCCGATCAACTCTAGAGGGCAAGGCGGCGGAAAATTGTGGAGCATTGACCTCAGTGAGATATACGATATAGGTTACCAAGCGGATGACAAACGAAGATCTTCAGATCAGGAGGCAGGAACTTTGCGGTGAGTTTTGGGTGGACCTACGTGAAGCTATGGAGAAAGTCGGAGGAGATCCGTCCATCATAGACGCTTACGTAGACGCTCCCCTAAGTGAGTTCGTAGACCTCGTTGCACCAAACGGAATAAGGCCCGTCTTTAAAAGGACGGGCCACATCCACCACAAAATATCACCGCCGGAGGAGGAGTGACTCGAAAGCGTCTGGCCGACGAGTCCTCTTAATCTCTATGTTGTATCCATCAGCCTTGAAACGGAATCCGTCTTTGTCGAGAGTGCCTCTCTCGTTAAACCGTTTCTTGTGTATGATGGTCTTCTTAGGAGTCCACCCACAAAGCCATACCTTCCGTAGACCTTTGTGGACTCGCATGAAGAAGTATACGTCGGCTTCAAACTTGCTGAACTTAGTCCTGACTACGGAAGCGTTGTAGTTTAACTTAGGTGGGGTGTTGCAGCTCTTAGCCTTAACATCAACCTTGATACCTTTGTATTCGTAGTCGTGGGTGAAGGACTTGTCACCAACGTAGTCGAACTGCTTAAAAGTATTCTCAAAGGCGACCTCACCTAAGAAGCCCGTCATGTTTCCTTTGCCGTTAGTGAATGATGTCCTCAGCTCACCTAGAGCGTCAGACCTACGGCACGCTTCAGCGACATCTTCTGGTGTAGGTTTGTAGAGTATGAAACGACTCATGATTTGCGCTTACGCGCTTTTTTACGTGCCTTCTTCAAGAGCCTTTTTTTGCTCCGATACTTTGCGGTCTTCTCCGCAATCTTTTTAGGTTGCTTAACGTGCTGCTTGCCTTTCCGCATACCCTTCCGCTTCTTGCGGCTAGTTCGGGCATACTCTTCGTCAGTCAAAGCTTCACGCGCAGCCTTCGGCAAATACCGCTCGCCTGTCTTCAGTGAAG